GTCTTGGGCTGATATATCTTATAGAGAGTACCATCTGCTTTGAAATAACCATAGAGATAGAGTCCTTTTATACAAAGCTCATTATCATCTTTGGTCATACAATAACTTTCTAGTGGTCTCACAATGTGAGCCTCAAGTAGTTTAGATCCAATATTAAACTGTGTCCAGAAATATTGATCTTGTGTACTCCAGCTTCTCATAGCATAACTAGTCACTTTATACTTAGAAGCTTGTTTAAATTCTTTAATGTCATATCCTCCATTATTATGGAGAACGAAATCGTTGTAGTTCTCTACTATAAGCTGACAAGCTTTGTGGTAGGAAATCTGTTTTAAATCTTTTACTAAATCTACAGCACTACCTCCTTTGCCTGTAGAAAAATCTTTATACTTATAAGTACTAGACTTATCAGTATAAATACACATGCTAGGAGTACGTTCTTTAGGATTGAATAAAGATTTAATCTTTACATCCTGCCCTGTTAGCTTTTCTTTCAAGCTACAAAACTCTTGAAATATCCAACCTACGGGAACATCTTTTATATTGTGTACTAGGTTTTTTGTTTTAAACATAATTCCAAATTTAATAAAAAAGAGGGATGTAGAAACATCCCTCCGTAGCATTATTACAAAACAAAAAAGAAAGAAAACTTATTTAGAATGCAAAATCATCAGAGGAAGGAGCATCAAAACCAGAAATAGTTTTATTCTGCAGAGCCTTATAATGATATTGATTATTCTTGTCAAACTTATCAAGCTTAGATTCATCTGTAGAACAGAACTTATATCTAGGCAGAGAAAGCTTAATGATTGTCTTACCATTATACTCTTCTTCTGTACCTTTTAGGAAGAAATAAGCATCATGTCCTTTCAGAACATTTACTGCTTTCTCCACCCACTCTTCCAAGTTGGTAGCAGAGATACTATTAAGTTCATCTCTAAGACCCAGTTGCTCAGAAATAACTGTGAGTTTATACATGATTTCATTCTTCATCACGTTTGGCTCATTATGTTGGTCTGTCCACATAGTGGCACCCACTCTTCCAGACTGACCCTTGAACTTAGGTGAGTTCTCATCATTACGATCTGTAGACCAACCTTCAAAGTTCTCTAGCTCAGGTCCTTCTAGAATTAACTCTAGAGCTTTCTTACCTGTGTTCTTAGACTCTTTAACTACAGCACTATGGATGTGTGCATATACTACTCCTGGCTGTAAAGATTTAGAAACTCCTCCTTGTTTGACTTCTTGTCCTTGTGTACTAAACATGTTTTTAAGTTTAAATTTTAAGTGAATTAATTTTCGTATTCTACAATTTTATTTTTTACTAGTTCTAAGTCATTTGGAATCTCAAAGGTATCAAACATTCCTCTTGGACTCTTACATGTATTCTCACCATTAGTCTGGGTTTCAAATACATATCTAATTTCTGCATCTTTGTTTTTCTTAGCTTTACCAAATAGAACAATAGAAAACAAACCCTCTAAGGTAAGCTTTTCATCTACCATTTTACCAATAGTCTTAGCTTTAAATTTACGTTTACCTTCTAAATCTGTAGCTTCTTCAGCATGTGTCAAGAAAAAGATAACTAAGTCTTCTCTCAAATCTTTAGGCATCCTGGCTATTCTAGCTAGGTGTGCACCTATCTGAGTGAACTTCTCATAACCTTTCTCATTAGCTTTGTCAAAGAACTCAAAGCTTGACATGTACTGAAAGTCATCTACCACTACAGTTTTAATCTCAGGACGTTTCTCATTAACATACTTAAGACAAGCTTCTATATTTTCAGGATTGGCTTTATCGTACATATTACCTGCAGGGTTGTCCTTACTCCAGATAGTGTACTTCTTTTTCCAACCTTTAAAAGGAAGAGGCTTGTTAGCTACATTAATAATAAATGTTTCTTTTGGATCTAGATTTTCTATACTGGTAGACTTACCAGCTCCAGATTCTGCGATGATTAATACTCCTTGTGCCATATGTTATTTATTGTTTTTTATTAGTTCATTGAGCCAATACTTTGCACTAACAGGTTTGTTAGTATGTATAGCATAGTAGTCTCTTATAGTCATTTCACTATAAGGTGAATCTTCCATAGGAGCAGGGGCTTTGTATGCTACATCTGACAAACTAGTTCTTAACACTCTATCACTACTAGTAACTGCAGATGATTTACTAATAGCAACAGAATCTGGATTTACAACTCTTAGTTCTTCCAATGGTACAAGATATGAACCTTTCTCATTCAGCTCATACTCTTCTTCATAAGAACTACTTGGTGGTACTCGATACACTTTACGTTCTGGGTCAGCAGGATCTAGTCCTCTATTGATTAACTCAAAGAAGAAACCTTTTTCCTTTCTAAACTCAGAAGCAAAAATACCTACTACCATCTGACCTTGTTGGTCATAGAATGGCATCTTCATGTTAAAGTCTGACCTTGGGATACCTAAGTCATTAATTAACTCTTGATGATAATTACGGATAGCTTCTAGCTTGGTCTTTTTCCAGGCATCAGCTGATCCTCCTGGTTGGTTTAATTGAAATGTTGACATGTTATATGTATTTTGTGGTTAAATATCTATACCTGCATCTCTATTTCTACCAGTACCACCATTTCTCCTGGGAGTAAATGTTGGATTGACATTAGGTGGGGCTATTACTTCTAGCATTCTCTGTCTTCTAAAGTCTCCGTTTAAGAAGACAATATTAGTGTCATCAGAACCATTTCTAGATTTTAGAACATGTAGAAATAAATCTTCTGACTTACACAAATACTGCTTAGGTCCGTATATAGGAATGTCAGCTTTAAATGGTCTTGTTAGAACAAGTACCATATCAGAACCTTGCTGTAATGCATCACCACCGAATATATCTGAACTGGTAGGGTAGTTTCCTATACTACCTGGTGTTTTTCTTGTAGGGTCATCAATACTTCTGTTAAGCTGTGAAATCATAAAAATAATGATAGGAAGTTCATTCTTAACCTTCATCAGCATTTCTACAGTGTTATACAAAGTATTTATCTTCTCTTTCTCATCTATTGACTTTTTTACAAGCCAACTATGATCTAGACTAATAAGCATAGGTTTACCACCTAGTGCATTATAGTACATGTGAATAGCTTTTTCTATATCCTTATGGGTTAAGGGGGTATTTATCTGTAGTCTATGTACTCCTCTCTTCTCTAACTCTATTGCTTCTTCAGCATACTGCTTTATTTGTTTCAGGGAAAACTCATCCAGCTCTTTTGTAGTACTTAGTATTAGATTGTAGTCTAATGCTGTAGCTGCAACAAAAGCTCTGGTAGCTGATTGCTTAGCACCCATCTCAAACTGAAACTCTAAAATGTTGAAATCTTGACCTGGATTTAGAATTCTGGACTCTCTAAGTATTTGAGATACAAACATTGTCTTTCCAGAACCAGGTCTTGCTCCTATAGTTACTATTGAATTCCATTCTAAACCACCTACACCTGCGTCATTTAGTGTAGACCAAGGAGTCTTAAATGATTGTATCTTACCTTTCTTTCTATCCTCTATATATTGAACACCTTCCTGAAGTATTTCTGAATACGTCTTTGCCCCAAAGGGTCTTTGGTCTGTAGGTTGTGGCATGTGTTATTGTAACTTTGTGAGTGTAAAGTTAAATAATTTTATTGAAAATCCCAAAAGTATTTCTATAAAAATCCACCTTATTAAATCTACCTCTACAATAATATTGTTGACAATAGTCCAGTTCATCAGGGTGAATAAAAAAGCCAATAGAATCTTGTGTATTTGTTTTTCTGTTATTTTCATTGTAATGTGTTTAAACTTTCAGGATTGTCTAATATCTGTTGACAATAATCTGCCAACTTAGACGTTGTCTCTTTTGTCTGAGGGTTAGTCTTTTTGATAAAGTAGCTACTAGTAGCCATATACATATGACCTTTCTTCTCAAATAGAATATTATAATAATCTGTAGCATCTAATACTAGATTCCAGTCATATTCTGGATAGGTCTTGAAAAACCATACAAACTTATCTTTGAGCTCTTGTACACTCTGTCTAGCCAGTTCTCCACTAGGGAGTCTTTTCTTTGGCCAAGCCTCTCTATACTCATTAACCTTTTCTAGGAAGTCTTCTCCTAGTACTTCTTTTGTAACCTTTGCCTTTCTCTTTACCAAATAGGTCTCAAACTCATCTAAAAGTCTTATGGCTCTATCAGAGAGGTTTCCGTCATCATCTATAAATCCTTTAGATTTAGCTATAAGATTCTCAGCTTCTTCATTGATGATACCTGTTGGTTTTATCTTACACCTACAACAGTCCAGAAAGTATATCTGGTTTGGACTTATGTTATTTTTTATAATTACCGACCATAGTTGATGAGTTATAATAGTTGCCATCAGTTTTTATTTTGTTTATTATGTTATTGTATTTCTCCCTATATGTAGGGTCTGTCTCCATTAGATTTCCAAAAGATCTTAAGGCATGTATTATAGTGGTATGGTCTCTGTTTCCCAAGTAAACACCTATAGATTTCAAAGAAAACCCTATGTTTCTTGCTATACTGCAGAACATCTGTCTGAGCTCTATTATCTCTCTTACTCTGAGCTTTGACCCTAGTCCCACTATCTTTCCATAGGCTATTGGTAGGTAGGGAGTGAAGTATTTCCCTAGCTCATCTAAACTTAAAACGTTTAAAGAATTCTCTTTTAAATCTGCATTAGTTATAACTGTAGGGTAATATCCTAGCTTTTCATGGAAGTTTTTTAAAAATTCATTAACTAGATCCTTTTCTGTGATTTCTTCGTAGTTTTGAAAATCCATGGTAAAATTTTATTGTAGGTTATGAAAATAATTAGTATATTATAATGTAGAGTGTGATTGTTTTTCAAAAATAAACATCTCGTTTAAAACCGACAAGTTTAAAATTAATTTTAAATGATTTAAATAAATTTTTACTATGTCAGAGGTGAGAGCCCCTAAGAATTCTATAGTTTCTAACTTTAAACTATACCTTTTCCCATCACTCGTAACCATATTAGCTATGATGATTTGGAGAGATGTAAATGAACTTAGGTCAGATGTTAAACAGCTTTTAGCTGAGTCTAATTCTAATAAAGCTAAGGTGGAAAACCTTGAGAAACAAGTGACACAGCTTAACCAAGCTGTGTTTAAAATGCCTAGGACAGCTAGTAATACTCCACCTGATGATAATCAACCAGTTACAGATAATAATAACATTTATGCTGTGCTGAACAACAAGGAAGAGTATTATATAGAAAATAAGAAGTATATACCTTATAAAACTAATTAACATGGCTTGGACAATATTTGGTCAGCTAGACTGGCTCACTGTAAGAGTAAAAAGATTATGTTGTGCTGTAGATCAGATCAAAAAGTCAGGAGCTGGTTCTTATAAAGTATTTACAGCTTTAGTATCACAATCTGGTACTGGAGCTGCTGGTGTAAACTTAGATACAGGAACTTTGCAAATAGGTACTATTTATTATATAAAGAATGACTCACCAGGTATGGACTTTACAAATGTAGGAGCACCAAATAATACACCTGGTACTTTTTTTATTGCTACTGGTACCACTCCTAATAGCTGGGGTTCAGATGAAGGTACTGGTGCTATAATAGAATATATTCCAGCAGCTCCAATAGCAACAGTTCTAGAAAATACTATTGGAAATATTTATTTTGAATATGTTGGAGTAGGTAGGTATAGACTTGGATCATATGAAGGTTTATTTAATAATCCAGTTGTAATAACATCATTAAATAATCAAGCTAATTATGATGAAGTCTTACAATGGTATGTAGAAAATCCTTATAGCATACTATTATATACTGGTGTAGCAGGTAGTGGAGATAGTGATAATATTCTTGTAAACCCATCAACAGTAGAAGTAAGAGTGTATAATTAAAAACCAAAATATATATTTATGAGTAAGTTCTTAAAGTATCTTTTAATTGGATTAGGTGTGTTTATAGGTATTATTGTACTACTAAATATCATCATTCCTAAGCCTAAGATGTCAAATACATCTGATATTGAAAGTAAAATTAAAGCTCTTGATAGAATTAATCTAGAGCTTATAAAAAAACAAACTGTTTTAGATAGCGTTGATGCAGAATATAGAGCACGTATTGAAGATATTGAAACTAGACTTATGGATATAGGTCAGTCTAAAATTATTATTCAAAAGGTATACTCTGATAAAATACAAAAATCTAAGACATCAAGTCCTTCTGATTTAGATACTTTCTTTAGAGACAGATATAAATACTAATCTATGAAAAAACTACTGCTAATTCTTTTATTAGCTCCTCTCGTTACTTTCGGGAGGAAGTTTTATTTTAGTACGTCAGGTAGTGATGGGTATACTAGTACACAAGCTCAGAATCCTCTAACACCTTGGAAATCATTAGCTAAACTGCAATCTTTTGCAACTTCAGCTCTTCCTGGAGATACATTTGCATTTAAGTGTGGAGAAGTGTTTATAGGACCTTATGACAGATATGGTTCTATACAATGGGGAAGTCCATTTAACTCTGCTCCATCAGGTACAGCAAATGCTCCAATTGTATTTACTTCTTATGGTTCAGGAGCAAAGCCTAACTTTTTATTTCCTACTCCTTCTACTATAGCTGGTAGAGACAGAATAGTATTTGCATTTGATAGAACTAACTACTTAGTATTTGATGGTCTTCAGTTTAATGACACCCGTTTTCCTGTTAATGATAAGGTGAGCACTTGTTTTACAAAGACAGGTCTACTTATAGGTGAAGAAACAGCTGGGTCTAATAATATTGTTATTAAGAACTGTTTGTTTAACAATATAGGAGCAGGTATTGAGGCTTGTGG